GGGTGAGTCTTATCCCCTTGAAGTGCGTGAGCAATTGAAGCGTCACTATACATCTGAGTTTCTTCCTTACGCCACGATATAGGGTTTCTAATCCAGCAGGACGGGTCAGCTAAAGTCATTTCGATTTCTTTCCCCTCTCTACAATTCTTTTTATAGATGAGCTCACCAACTTCCATAGGGTGCTTTTCTTTGCCGTAAACCTCGTCATAAACAAATACCCTGCCCTTAGGAGTGACTTCAACCCAGATGCCACAGAAATTAGCAGAGTAACC